CCTCATAGAAAAGATCATAAAGATCTTTATCATATGCGTTATAGCCATCGTTTTGGTTCGTAGGTCCGTTTGGTGCCCCAAAAGGTGCGTAGTGATCACCACCATCCGTAGGTAGTAATTGGTTCGGAGATTGATATCTCTGAATGTGAGGTACGAAGTAGAACAACTTACCGATTGGTAGGTTCATAGCTTGTACTGAAACGATATCATTAGCAAGAAGTTTAGAGAAAACTCTTCTAACGATTGGGAAAACTACAGTCTCGAAAGAACCCGATGAGTCAGTTGTAGCTGCCTCATTGATCAAATATGATGCTTGGTTTTCGAAAAGCTGAGCAACGTTTTCCTTTTGGTGACCTCTAAGACCCTCTAAGAATCCTAGTTTGTCCCATTTGTTGATAGTATCTTCTTTGATAACTTTAAGGTGCTTAAGACCAATGTTACCAACAAGACCTGATTCTAATAATGCTCCCATTGTTTTTTATTTTTTTTTGTTTAATTTATTTATCCAATCTTACTCATCAAATCCTTAATTCTGAGGAATTGAGGTGCTTCGTAAGTCTTGTTTTCTATCAAATTTGTTGATGAACCTGTAGACACAACTTTTTCAATTTTTTGAACTGATTCATTAATTGATTTTGTAGGTGTGGTTTCAGTTTGATTCAACTCATCTTTTAGAATTTTGTATAGGTTTTTAGACTCTTTGAGGGATTCAACACTGTCGAATCTTCTGAGAATATTAATTTTCTCTTTCTTCGTTGTTGAATGTTCAGTAAATAGTCTTGTAGCGTAAGCCAAATTTGAATTGAAAATAGCAACTTCATTTAGTTTCGATCTAAAGATGTTAAGAGCTTTTCTATATTCTTCGTTTTTCTCTCTCAACATTTTAACTTCGATTTGAAGAGCTTCGAATGTCAAGTTTCTGTTAGGAGTAATTCCTTTTCTCAAACCTCTTGATCCGTCTTTTGACCCGAATCCATAAGTACGAGAAGCTTCCTTTGCTTCAACTTTTTTCTTCGCACCTTTCACCATTTTCATTTTACCGTCAGTGTTTTCACCTTCTTTATATTCAAATTTAGGTTTACCCATACCAACGCCTTTTGTTCCTTGCTTCATTTTCTTCGGAGATTTGTATGTTGTTTCTCCATCATATTTGAAGTCAGGTTTACCGATGCCCTTGCCAACTGGCTTTGTGGTCATCTTCGCCTCTTTTACTCCAACCTTTTCGTGGTCGTAAGATTCTTCGAAATCGGGGTCAACCATAGACTCTTCCATTTCTTCCATGTTTTCATCCATTTCTTCCATGTTTTCATCCATTTCTTCCATCTCGAGAGTGTGATTTCCTTCTTCCATTTCTTCTGTCTCTTCTTCATCCATATTAATTTCGTAAACAATTTCGTCCATACCCTCTTCAGTTTCATCTTCTTCTTCAAGACTATGATCACCGTCGAAAAGTTTTGCCACGATACTGTCTACATCTTGATCGTCCATACCAGCGTTGTCCATATCCATTCCCATTGTGTCGTCTTCTTCGAGAGATTCGTCAGCATATTCCATGCTGAGTTCACCATCGTTTTCATACTGTTCACCCAATTTGACTAGATACTCCGCATCCTGATTGTTATCAGTGATATGAATATCATCACCGTCTTTTTTTACGATGATGCCATCTTCTTCACCCATAGCCTTGAAGATTTTCAAAATTTCTTCGTCAGATGCACCTGTAAGGTCGATTGGTGCTGAGTCAGATTCCATGTCCATTTCGATGTCCATTTCATCTTCGTTATCATCTTCGGTGTCGCCCATCTCAACTTCTGTGTCTTCCATTTCACTGTCTTCCACATCTGTATCCATGTTATCAACTTCAGTTTCTGAGTCCATGTCCATCTCATCTTCCTCTTCTTGTTCGGAAAGAGATTCTTTTACTAATTGACCGATTTCTTCTTTCATAGTAGAACGAAGTATTCCTTTTGCATTTTCGGCGATTGCTTGTTCAACATTTTTCATTTGAATCAACGCCTCTTCAACAATTGATTTATTTTCTTGCATAATAAATTGTTATTATTTTAACTTATAAATAGTGTCAAAATAGAAAAAATTGATTCTCAGTAATAAAAATTATCGCTGAGGTCTTTCGTCTTTAAAATCAAAATTAGTTTGAACTACACCCCTCATATTTTTATCACCGTATATGTTCACAACAATATTATAGGCACTTTTGAAGTTATCTGCGAAAATATATTCTCTTCTCCGAGTTCCATCACCATCTACGTAAGACACAAAAAAAGCAGGTCCGTTGAGATCTCCTTTAATGATAGCAATGTCTCACGTTCTGAAGAGTGAATCCATCGTCCTTGTACATGTTCTCTAATTTTTGACAAACCGCCCATGAATCAGATTCGATTATGGATTGTTTGTTTCCACCCTTTCCATCTGACCAAATTCCTTGTAGATACATAAAATATTTTCTTAATAAATTTATCCCAAAAAAAAAAGAGTGGGATTACCACTCTTTTACTTTTCAATTACTTCGTCAATTTTACTTTCCGATACTGCGGTTATTCTCCAATCATGGGAGAATCCCTCGTATCGTTTGGTAACTTTGGCTTCTACATCGGTGACTGAGAAACCCTTAACTAATTTTTCTTCTCTAATTTTCTTAATTTTACCCGTGTTTTCATCGGGCAAGTCATAGGTGATTTTTGCAACAAAAAATTTTTCGTCCATAATATAAATTTATCTACCTAAATAATCGGTAAGTTTTTTCATCAAATCAATAGATTTATTTGAACCTTGTACATGTGCAATTTTTTCCTCTTCAAGGTTTTCTTCGTATTTGTCCCTATCTTCAGCATTAGGAAAAAGATATGCACCAGGTGTGGATGGCGATGATACCAAATCGAAACATATCAATTCGAAATCATCTTGAACTTCATTCCTTTCACCAATTTTCTTCAGTGATCCTACACCTCTCGATGATATACCTAAAGTGACTCCTTGTCTCATTAAATTTGCTGCAACATCTCCTTTACAAGAAACAATTCCCGACTCATGAAAACCTGGACTAGTTAGTAATTTCAATTTACCCATAAGAATATTTTTGTCCCACCAAATGTCCGTGATGATGTGTGAAACTCTATCCAAATCAATCAATGAAGATTCAGGGTGATTTAATTCTGAGGTTGAAAGCCCCTTTTGAATATTTGATTTGTATTTCTCAGCTTCTCTTTTGAGAATATTCTCGGGATAGAATCTTCCATTTCTATTTGCTGTATTGTATTTCTGTAATACAGCAAAAAACTCAAATGGTTTTTTGTGATCCACTAAGTTGACTTCTTTCAATATTGATTCATTGAGTTTGTCATTTGGTGAAACGTATCCTGCATCTTCTTCAATCAAGATTCCTTTTCCAACTTCATTAGGCCCGAGTATTCTATATTGTTTCATTAAAGATTTTATTATAAATATACTTTGGACTTAGATTTTGTTGGAACTTCATTTTTGGTTAATGTAAATTCAAAATAATTGTTACGTTTGAAATTTTCATAATTTATGAAATAGACTAATTTTTTAATTGATTCTTTGATTTGATATGATTTGAAATCATACTCTCCGTTCGTGAACAGATTGATTTCTAAATTTAAAAATGATTTTTTCCCGAAGACAATTCCACTGGTTCTTAGGTCTAAGTCAACTATTGATTTATCTTGAAAAAGTTGTCTGTCTAAATTGTTGAATACTGTATGTTTAATTTCCCTACTCAGGTTACAAACTATTCTGTTCCAATTTTCTGTTACTATTGTCGGATTGACCCATGATTGTATGTTTATGTAAATTGATTTTAAGTTTTTTGAGTCGACTGTACCATAATTTACTTTTATACATTCGAAACTATTAATTTTGGAGGTTTTTCCTTTTTTCATTTGTATTCATATACTAAAGTTTATTGTTTTGGAAAAAGTAGAAAAAAGTTAACCGAATGTCAAAATTGACTTTTCGAAATATATGTTAGTATGTTAATTATCGAAATTAATAAACAAGAAAACATTGAAAAAGCGTTGAAGACTTTGAAATCCAAGGTCATCAAAACTAAGCAACAAAAGTTGTTGTTCGACAAAAAAGAGTACGTAAAACCCTCAGTAAAAAAAAGGTCGCAACTACTCAAAGCAATTTATTCACAGAAGAAAAAAGGGAACTAAATAGACTTTTCTAAAGAGCTGATTTTCAAGAAATTCATCTGATTGAACTCTTCCAACTTCAACCTATCAATTGTTTCAGAAATCTTGGTTTTCAATTCGAATTCTTTTTGGTTTTCTAAAAGTGTTTCAAGTTTTTTGATTGTATTTTCTTTCAACGTTGTAAAATCTT